CCGAGACGAACAAAAAGAAGCATGATGGACAGCAAATTTACCATATTGTGAATAAGTGAATATTTTTGGTGACAACTCAAGGCCAAGGGATAACATGACACTTTTCAGTGGAGCATTGTCAAGAAAACTAGAATCACCCATTATGAAATTGTCATCACCAAGAACAGGAAATAACAAGTTGTACTTTGACCATATTTGCTGGGGGGAAAGCAATGGAGCAGTTCCACAGGGATCACATCTAAGGGAATCAATTTTAGCACAAGCATAGGTAATAGTTGATCCTTGTAAAAAGGAGTTTCCACAAGAAGTGTATTGATCACCACTATGTCGCGTTCCATCAACGGAAAATTTGTTTTTGAATTTATCAGAACCATAAGTGGAAATAGCAGATTTCATGGCAGCACGCACCTTTTTGTTGGCACCAGAGTAAGCAAAAGCCCAAATTTCAAGCTTCAAAATACGTTCGTGTAAAGTAGAATCCCATTTATCAAAATCTCCTTCACAAATTGTAGCAGTAGGATACTTATCAATGTAACGTTTAACACAAGCACCAATTTGATCAGAATTACAACCACTAGTATAAACTGGGCCATAATCATTATCACATGACCAAACCTCAGCCAGTCTCTTGGAAAAAGCATGCGAAAATGGACCAGTAGCAACATTATGATGGCGTGAACCAGACTGGATCAAACGTGGTGTGAATTCACAATCACCAAGAATAGACGATTTGGAAAGCAATTCTGCTTTTAAAAACCCTCCACGTTTTGAAAAATGCCGTTCATTTATATCAAAAACAAGCATTTCTTTAGCAGCTTGTTGATGAACTTTGGAAATATCAGAAGGGAATCTGGAACGCCACTCTTCAAAAGGAGTAGCAACAACAGGTGCAACACCAAATCCAGGCAACAATTCATCAATATGCTTGTAAACATAGTTTTCAAATTCAGTAAAAACGACAGGATCAAATTTTGCAAGATCATGAAATGGTTGGGGTTTAAG